TACAAGCGGGCATTTGAATCGGAGGACGACCGGCGGCGTGAGTGGGCGGCGAGCAAAGTCGCCCAGACCAAGCAGTTTCAGGTTCATCCTCTTGCGCCCAACACGAACACGCCAACGCCGATTGCGATTGGTGGCGGGCCGAGCCGGATCATCATAAGCTGGGAGGAGCCGCTGACGATTGAGCATGAGAGCAGCGCAACCCCTGAAGGGCACGAGGCGTGAGCGATGCGTCATTGGCCGTTGCCGCCGATTCCTCCCCGGAGGCCGATACCCAGGTACAGCGGGTACGCGTGCCTTATCGACCTCGGCCCCATTTCGTTGCTTTGCATGGGACTGAGAAGCGATGGGTATTTGTTGTTGCTCATCGACGGGCGGGGAAGACGGTGGCGTTGGTCAACCAGCTTATCCGGGCTGCGAACCTAAACCCACTAACGACTCCGCCTCCCCGGTATGCGTATATTGGGCCTTCCTTTGATGCGGCGAAGGATTTGGTATGGGGTTATCTCAAGCACTACACCGCCGCCATTCCAGGCATAAAATATCTTGAGGGGGAGCTGAGTGTTGCGCTGCCCAACGGAGCGACCATTCGACTTTATGGTGGCGCGCTCGCTTATGAGCGGATGCGCGGGATTTATCTTGATGGCGCTGTTTTGGACGAGTACCCGCTACTCCATCCGAACGCTTTCACTTCTGTTGTTAGGCCTTGTCTTGCTGACTATCGAGGTTTTGCGATTGTATCGGGCACTGCGGCTGGCGAGGACCATTTCCACGCGCTCAAGCTAAGGGCCGAGGACGACGATCACTGGGACATTTTTGACATCCCCGTCACCAGCACCGGAACCAGCGCGCTCAACCCGGAGGAGGTTGAGGAGATGCGGGCTGACATGTCTCCGGACGAGTTCGCCAGGGAGATGTTGTGTTCTTTCGCCGCGCCGGTTGAGGGGGCGTATTACCAGGAGGCTTTGAACGCGCTGCAGGCGCAGGGGCGGGTGACCAAGGTTCCTGTCGATTTAAACACCAGCGTCGTCACATGCTGGGATCTCGGGATTCGCCACCTGCAATGCATCTGGTTGTTCCAGATTTGCGGTCGGGAGCTCCATTGGATCGACTATATCGAGGGCCGCGGCAAGTCGCTCAGTCACTATGCGGACTTGCTTGCGATCAAGGCCAAAGCCCGCGGCTTCGGCTTTCGCGCACACTTGCTTCCACACGATATAGAAGTTCGTGAGTTGAGTACGGGCATGAGCCGCCGACATGAACTTGTCGGCTTGCTCACCGAGCCAGTGATCACCGTCCCCAACCACAATACGGAGGATGGTATCACAGCGACGCGGGCGAGCTTGGGTGTAAGTTGGTTTGACGAGGAGGCGTGTCGCAAGGGGCTTGCGCGGCTAAGGTCTTATCGCAAGGGCAAGTCGGGGATGGCGGTTGCGGACGAGGCGGAGGATGCGGCGGACGCGTTTCGGACTGGTTGTATCGGGATTCCTCTCATCAGCGGATCATTTTTGTCGAAATCGGGCGCTGGGGGAAGGCTGAGACGGCGGCTTCCGGGTTTGATATGAACGAGGATTGGCCTCGAGGAGCGATTGCGGTGACGAAGAATCTAGATTTGCTGGTAGAGCAGGACGAGCCTACGCAGCTGGTGGAGGAGTTGCGTAAGGTTGCGGAGAAGCTGGTCGACGAATCGTCACAGGGCGAGTTGTGGGAGTTGGTGTCGAAGGCGATGGTCGAGCTTGCGAGTGACATGCGTGCGAAGAACGAGCCCGGTCATTCGACTGACGCGAAGGACGAATAGGGGCCTCATCGTCAGATGGAGGAAACCTAATGGTACAGTTGTATGTGATTTTGCCGGTCGGCGGCGGCGGGCAGATCGATAACACGCTTCCCGGCGGGCAGGGCGGCTATCCGAGCCAGCCGATCTATCATCCCGGTCATCCGGATCATGGGCTTCCGCCATTTCCCAGCCAGGGGCTTCCCGGCGGCGGGCAGGGCGGGCATCCGAGTCATCCGATCCACATCCCGGGCGTTCCCGACCAGGGCTTGCCGGAAGGCCAGCCGATTCCGGACCAGGGTTTGCCGCCGCCTGCCGTGCCGCCCGAGTATCAGGATGATCTGGTCATTGGCGTGAAGCAGCCAAACTCGACCGAGTGGACGTTCACGGCTTACGACCTTAGCAATCAGCCGGATCAGGGATTACCACCTCATCCGTCGCCCAAGCGTCGTCGCTGAATGTGAGGCTTTGCGCGATCATCGTGGTCGCGCTAGGCCTTTGCGGATGTACGAGTCAGTTCACGTTGGGGCCGGGAGCGAGTTGGGCGGCGAACAATGCGCCCGTCATTCCCGGCTACCACGCCGTTTCATTGGGGAACGGCGGGTTTATGGAACAGCCTGACGCTCCCGCCGCGCCCGCGCCGACGGCGATCGAGCAGACACTGGAAGGGCTTGAGCAGGCCCAGAAAGTGCGAACGCTGGTAAGACAATTGGCGCGGTAATCGATGGAACGGATTTTCGCGAATTTTAAAGAGGATCGCGGCGCGACCTCGACGCCGGGTTCGTATGATCCTGGCGATCCGGAGACGTACAAAGAATATATACAAGCCATGATCTCGGACGCGCGCGACTACGAGGCGAGCGTTCTCGCCGGCGCGCGCAACGTGGCGCAGGAATATTATTACGGTTATCTGCCGCGGCTCGACGGCAGCGTCAGCCTGGCCGGGTCCGACACCACGGTGATCGAGGATCCGAATGCGACCTATGACCAGATTCTCGGGGCCGACAAGGAGAGCGCGAATCGCTCGACTTACGTAAGCACCGACGTTCGCGATGCGATCATGCTGATGATGCCGGGCCTGATTCGGCTGTTCGCGGCGTCGGAGAATCCGGTTTTCATCGTTCCTCGCGGCGACGACGAGGTCGATAAGGCGCAGCAAGCGACCGATTATGTGAACTATGTTTTTTGGAATGACAATGCTGGGTTCCTGATTCTCTATGGCGCGCTGAAAGACGCGCTGACGGTGCGCACGGGGTTCGTGAAATGGTGGTGCGACGAGAACAAGGAGACGGTTCGCAAGCGGTTCACCAATGTGACCGCGGATCAGGTTCAGCGTCTGATCATGGAGAATCCGTCGGCCAAGCTGGTGCATGTCGGCAATCCCGTGCCGAGTGGGATGCCGCAGCAGCCGCCTATGGCGCCTGGCTCGCCGGGACCGGCCCCTACACCGCCTATGCCGCCGCCCTCGACCGGGCCTATGCCGTCTGGTCCGCCTTCGCCCTCCCCCGGTGGACCGACTGCGGCTGCGGGGCCTGGGTCTGCCCCACCTCCGAATGGCTTGACGCCGCCTGGCCCGCCGCCCGGGCCGATGGCGGGACCGAGTCCGCCGATGGGACCGCCGCCGCCGCCGCAGGCGTTCGACGAGGTGATCGTTCAGTTTGAGATCGACAAGCCGTTAATCAAGGTTTGCGGCGTGCCGCCGGAAGAGATGCGGATCGACCGCTATGCGCGGACCTTCAAGGAATCGCGCATCGTTGGCCACGAGCGCGTCGTGCCGATGGATCAGATGATCGCGATGGGCTGGGATCGCGAGAAGTGCCTCGAGCATGTGCAGGGGCAGGGCATCAACGAATTCACGATGGAGGCGCAGCTTCGCAACCCTGGCCGGTTCATGTCGACGCGCGTCGGCGACGGGGTTCAGTACGGCGAGTGGTATGTGAAGGCCGACAAGGACGGCGATGGCGTCCCCGAGCTTCGCTACATCTGCACGATGGGCGAGGACCACGAGATCGTGTCGGACGAGGAAGCGAATCGGGTCAAGTTCGCCCTGTTCAGCTGCGACCCCATCTCGCACACCATCGTGGGCGACTCAATTTGTGACTACACTGAAGACATCCAGAAAATTAAGACGAATATGTTTCGCGGGATTCTCGACTCGCTAGCCGAGTCGATCAATCCGAAGACCGTCGTCAACGAACTGATGGTCAATCTCGATGATGCGCTCAACGACGACCTTGGCGCGGTGATCCGGACCCGCGGCGATCCCTCGAGCGCGGTGATGTACACGCAGACGCCCTTCGTCGGTCAGGCTGCGATGCCGGTGATCGAGATGCTGAACGACATGCTGTCGCGACGGACGGGACTCACCGATGCAGCGAAAGGATTGGATCCGAAGGCTATTCAGTCATCCACCCAGATCGGGGTTGAGGCGGTTATCAATGGCGCGCAAGAGCGGGTCGAATTGGTGGCGCGCGTGTTGTGCGAAACGGGCTTTAAGGACTTATTTGCAGGTTTATACAACGAGGTCTGCGAAAACCCGAATCCGCCGCGGACGCTCAAAGTCAACGGTAAGTTTGTCCCTTATGACACTTCGACATTCGATCAGTCGATGGCAGTCGAGGTGAATCCGAATCTCGGCAAGGGCAACGACATGGTGCGGATGATGGCGTTGTCCGGGATCAAGCAGGATCAGCAAGCCATCGTGAACCAGATGGGCTTGTCGAACCCGATTGTCGGCATTCCCGAGATGCTGAACACGATGACCGACATGCTTGCGCTCGCGAACGTGAAGAACGTGGCGCGCTATTTCAAGACGCCGAATCCGCAGCAGATGCAGCAATTGCTATCGGCGCCGAAGACGCCCGATCCGCAGACGATGGCGGCGCAAGCGATGATGGAGAAGGTGCGCAGCGAGTCGGCCAAGGCGGTGGCGCAGCAACATCTCGACCGGACCAAGATGGAGTCGGAGAATACCTTCAAGCATCGTCAGCTGGAGGCGAAGACACAGGTCGATCTGCAGAAGCTCGACATTCAGGGCGCGCAGGCCGGCGTCGATCATCACGTCGCGCTGGCGCAGTTGGCGAGCCAGCTGATGAAGAACCAACAAGACAGCGAGGCGTTTGACCAGAAGTCGCAGATGGATATGGCCGAGTCGCAGATGAAGCAGGACCAGACTGCGCAGCAAGGCGAGCAGGCCGAGCAGGCGGCGCGGTTGCAGGCAGCTTCGGCGTTGGCGTCGCATCAGCAAAACATGGCGAAGATTCAAAGCGATCACGCGCGTGGAATGACTGACTTGGCTGCGGCGCATCACGCGGCGATGACCGGCCATGCGATTGGCGGCGCCAAGGTGATTTCCGTCGAGCAGCAAGCGGAGGCGGATCGTCGGCACGAGCAGGAGCAGGAGCGGTTGAACCGTCAGCATCAGGCGGCGACGACCGACGCGACTTTGGGCAATCAGGTTAAGATCGCGAAGATGAAGCCGAAGGGGCCGGCTAAGTGAGCGACGCGCTGCCGTTCAAGCCGGCTGGTGATTTCGAGCGGCGGCTTTTGGCTGACGAGGCGAAGGAACTGCTCGACAACAAGGCGTTTACGACGGCGATCCTGTCGCTGCGCAAGCGGTATTTCGAGCTTTTGATGGGGGCCGACACAACTGAGGAAAAACTGGTGTTCATCGAGAGGATCCGCGCCCTCGAGGATGTCCCGCAGCAACTGCAGATTTTCGTCAACGATGAAAAAATGGCGCAGGCACGAAAGAAATGAGTTTCCTTGACGATCACGCGCATCAATGGACGCCAGAACCGAATACGGGTTGCTTTTTGTGGACGGGCGCACTGTCAGGTGGATACGCCCGCTCTAGGGATGCAAGGCAATCTCAGCTTGTAGGGCGTCATGTCCTTGAGGAGGAGATCGGACCTCCTCCAACGTCAGAGCATCACGCGGCTCACAGTACGCCGAAGGGATGCGTTGGTCCGTCCTGCATCAATCCTGATCATTTGCGGTGGGCGACGCGCAGCGAGAACATGTTGGATGTTCCTGCAGAGATGAGGCGCGCTCGATCTAGCAAGGTTTTGACGCGCGAGCAGCGCAGCGAGATTTTCCAACGTATGTGGGACAATTTAACGCCTGAACAGCGTAGCGCGCGGGGCCGTCGCGGGGCAGCCGCTCGTTGGAGCAAATGATGACGGAACAACTCGACCAGGCCGCGGAAGCCTTTACCACTGAGATCGCCCCATCGTCGCGACCGCGCGACATTGCGGGCAAGTTTGTCGAAACGCCTCGTCAGCCGGTTACCCTGTTCGAGAGCCGGGAGATGGAGGGCGGGGAGGACGCGGGCGACAATGAAGGTCTGCGTGCGCGAGAGAAGGAGATTAAGCGTGAGCGGCAAACCGACCGAGACGACGTACACGGGACCAAGCCCGAGAGTCCAAGCCGGATTGGGGATCGAGAGCTCGAACCCGCTGACGGAGAACTCACCGAAGAGGAGCGCGCCGCCGCGGAAGGCGGCTCCACCGAAGTCGCCGAGCGGGAAGCCGAGGACGACGGGCAGAAATACGAAGTCATAGTTGATGGACAGCCGACTGAAGTCACGCTGACTGAGGCGCTCAACGGCTACGTGCGCCAGACGACGTTCCATCAGCGGATGACGGAACTGAGCAACCTGCGCAACGCGCTCGAGGAAGACCACAAGCGGCAGCAAGAGAACTGGGATCTTCTGATCAAGGCGAAGGAGGCTTACGAGACGGATGTGCGGACGATGATGCCGCCCGAGCCGGATTGGGATCGCGAGTTCACGATCAATCCGCAGGAGGCGCATCGCCAGCAGAAAATCTTTCAGGGATTGTACGCGAAGCTGTCGCAGAGTCAGCAAGAGCGGACGCGGATGGCGCAGATGGCGGCGCAGGAGGCCGATAGACGGTTGGAGAAATACGCTGTAGACGGGTTTTCGCGGTTTGTGTTCAACAGCAAGATACAGGACCAGCCCGCGCTAGAGAAAGAAATCGCTTCGATGCGCCGAACGGCGTTTGCGGAGGGATTTAGTGAGCAAGAAGTCGCCACGGTCTACGACCCCAGGATGCTCAGCATCCTGCGCAAGGCGAGCAAGTACGACCGGATGATGGCCGCTGCGAAGCCACGCGCAGAGGTTCCGGGCAAAGGTCGGACGTTAACTCCCGGTGCGGCTACACCCTTAGGGAATGCGCCTCGGAAAGGACTCGACGAAGCACGTCGCCAATTGGCGAGCAGCGGACGTCTCGACGACGCCGCAGAGGTGTTCCGTAGGATCCTTTAACCGGAGGCTTTCATGCCTAAAGTTACGAACGCATTCACCACGTACAACGCTACGGGGAACAGGGAAGATTTATCCAATGTAATCTACAACATTGACCCGTTTGACACGCCGGTCATGTCCGCCATCAAGCGGCGGACAGTTAAAAACCGACTCTTCGACTGGCAGATCGAGTTCCTGCCGATCGTGGCGCCCACCGTTGTTCCCGGCACGGGCGTGCCCGATGTCGCGACCAATGCGCAGCTCGAAGGCTTCGCGCTCGCGCCGAGCGCGGCCCAGCCGACGATTCGCCAGAACAACGTCACGCAGATTTCCAAGCGCGATGCGACCATCTCAGGCTCGCAGGAGGAATCCGACGCGGCGGGCAAAGGTTCCGAGATGTCTCACCAGATGGCGATGGCGTCGAAGGTTCTCAAATCCGACATGGAATCCGCGATTTGTTCGCGCCAACCGCGGGTCGACGGCGACGATACTGGGCCGACGGCGCGTGTCACCGAAGGTATTTCGCATTGGCTTGGGCGGGCGAAGGACAGGCCGACGACCGCGAACCCGACCGGAACGGTTGCGGGCGCGATTGCGCCAGGCACTTCGGTCGCGGGCTTGCCGACGACTGCGACCGGTGCGTTCGTTGCGCCGGCCACGGTGCCGATCACCGAAGCGATTCTCGGCGACGCGATGCAGAAGGCTTACACCAATGGGGCGACGCCGACCCTTTGGGTTGTCGGGCCGGGGCCGAAGCGGACGATCAGTAGTTTTGTGGGGCGTTCAACTACTCAGGTTCTAGTTGGCAAGACTGAGGTGGTCTCAACCGTAGATGTTATCGCTACTGACTTCGGTCGCATCAAAGTTATTCCTAGTAGATGGGTGCCTGCGGATGTTGGGTTACTTATTGATCCAGATTATCTTGCGGTTGCTTTCTTCAGGTCATTCCGTCAGTACCTCATGGCAAGAACAGGCGATGCGGAGACGAGAATGATTATAGTAGAGTACGGAGTAGAGGTTCGCAATGCGCTAGCTCATATCCTTTTCAACGGCATTGTGAAATAGTTTTACTTCGCCTAGTGTTGCTATTCTGCTCGGAGACTGTCGTCCAGCGGCAGTTTTCGGGCGAATAACCTAAGTCGTTATTGATGCGGTCGAGAGTTAAACCGGGCGGCGGTTCG